ATATCTTAGACGATAGCTCCAAGCGGATGTATTGCGCAGGAGACGATGACCAAGCTATCTACCGATGGGCGGGCGCAGATGTGGATCACTTCATAAACCTACCCGGCGGCTCCGAAACACTGTCGCAGTCATACCGCGTCCCCGAAACCGTTCACCACTTAGCCGAAAATATCGTGCGCCGCATCACGCGGAGGTTTCCCAAACGCTATGAACCAAAACCAGAGCGCGGTAAGGTGCAGCGCATAAGCCATATAAGTTCTTTGGACATGTCCGAGGATTCTTGGCTAATCCTGTCCCAAGCAGGCTATCAGTTACAGCCCGTAGCAAGTGACCTGAAATCAAACGGTTACCTGTTTACCTACCGCGGCCACCGGTCCATCAGCGAAAAGATATCTGAGGCGGTCAACGGCTGGGAGCAAATGCGTAAGGGGAAAGAGATATCGGGAGACGTGGCCCGTAAGATTTACAGCTACATGTCTACCGGAACACGCATCACACGCGGATACAAAAAGATACCCGGGCTCGACGACAAGGAAATGGTTAACTTACAAGACTTGCGAGTTAACTATGGGCTATTAATTGACGACACCATGATATGGTCAGAGGCCATGGATAATCTGCCCGAAATCGACAGGGCGTACATCACAGCAATGCTGCGGCGCGGCGAGAAGTTCAACAGCATTCCCCGTATCACGGCGTCCACGATCCACGGGTCAAAGGGTGGTGAGGCGGACAACGTTGTACTTTTCACGGACCTTAGTGCGGCTGCCGACAATGCTATGCGAATTAACCCTGATGATATGCACCGAGTTTTCTACGTTGGGGTCACGCGTACCCGACAAAACTTGTATATTGTTGAACCTGAAGACGCGACAAGGAGTTACGACCTATGAAGTGTTGGCACTGCAAAACAGAACTTACTTGGAACGGCGATCACGATTGTGACGTTGAGAGCTACTCAACAGCTATCGCTGCGAACAAAGGCGAAGACGTAGAGTTTATGCACAACGAATACAACATGGTTACTAACCTGTCCTGTTCCGGCTGCGGTTCGATGGTTTTAGTTTACCGCCCGAGGGAGAAAGACGCGACAAGGAGTTACGACCTATGACTGAAGCTCTTTCTGAACAACAGCGGTTCGAATTTATCGAAGCTGAGATAGACCGCGCCTATGTCCACGCGGATGATGAGTGGAAGCAGGAATATTACCAGAATGCTGCCAAATATTTATCGGAACACCAGTTCGTGGAAGGTGGTAAAATCTGTGCTTTTTGTAGAGCGCAGGGTATGTCGGACCCCCACCACCACAATGTTTGGGGCGCAATGATGGCGTCCCTTCGAAAGTTGGGGTGGGTTGAAAAGGTTGGGATGGTGCGTCCTACCACACGGCACACGCACATTAACGAAGTGTGCCAGTGGGAAAGTAAATTATTTAAAGGAGAGAAATCTTGAAAAAGATGACATGGGACGAATGGAAGGCGCAGGAAGAAGCTCGGCGCAAGGAATACAAAGAGATGGGTGTTACTGATCTTAATGAAGTGCGAGCGGAAAAAATGTGGAATGATCCCACAGTAAAAGATGAGGACCTGCCCGCGGCCCGGTTTGAATATGATCCTGAATTAAAACAAATGGTTTTTGTTGGTTATAGTAATGAGGTGAAACATTGATGGCTAAATGGACGATTGAAGGGAAAAACCCGCTAGAAAAAACCGTCAGCAACCTGCAATCTAAAATTGCAGTGCAGCGCAGCGAAATAGCGCGGCTTACAAGAGCATTGGAGGCCGTGACAAACGAAAAGCTGTCCTTGCTTGCCGACATTAAATGGATGAGGGGCGAAAAATGAAACGTTCCGAAGTTTTAATCGCAGCAGATGCCTTAATTAACGGCCAAAGAGCCACCGATTATGGCGATGCTTACGACAACCACGCTCGAATTGCGGATGGTTGGAACGTCATCATACGCGGGGCTCTTACAAGCCACGGTTACCTGACCCCGGCCCACGTCACGTTGATGATGGACTGGGTTAAAACAAGTCGTCTGATAGAAACGATAGACCACGAGGACTCGTGGATAGATAAAGCGGGCTATACCGCGCTGGGCGCAGAGTTTGTCGAAAGAGACAAACGCCCTGTAGATGAAATTATTGAGGAAATAAAAACTAATGGCAAATTTGCAAATGGCTATGTTCGCCCCCAAAAGTGAATGGGTTCCACCCATCGAACTGCCCGACATCACAAGTGCCGCTAAGATTGCAATTGATGTCGAAACGCGCGACCCGAACCTAAAAAAGAATGGCCCGGGTTGGGCAACAGGAGACGGGGAAGTCGTGGGTTACGCCGTAGCCGTAGACGGATGGTCCGGTTACATCCCGATCCGACACCTTGGCGGAGGTAATCTTGACGAAAAACAAGTCAACAAATGGCTGCGAAAAGTATTTGAATGCCCTGCCGACAAAATCATGCACAACGCTCAGTATGACTTGGGCTGGATTAAACGCATGGGCTTCACGGTCAACGGACGCATCATCGATACCATGCTGGTGGCGTCCCTGCTTGACGAAAATCGCTTTAGCTACAGCCTAAACGCTCTGGCTTACGAACACCTCGGTAAAACAAAATCGGAAAAAGCACTCGTGCAAGCCGCGCGAGAGTTTGGCGTCGATCCAAAAGCAGAGATGTGGAAGATGCCCGCTATGTATGTCGGCCCGTATGCCGAAGTGGATGCCGTCCTAACGCTGGAGCTTTGGAATTACTTTTCCACAATGTTAGGCAAAGAAGACCTGTGGAGCATTGCTAACACAGAACTCGACCTCCTGCCCTGCCTTGTCGATATGACCATGCGCGGCGTTCGTATAGACGTAAACCGCGTCGAACGGACCAGAGACATGCTTTTAAAGCGCGAAAAAGAAGTGATGAAAGAAGTTAAACGCATCACGGGAATAGACGTAGAGATATGGGCAGCACAATCCCTGTCAAAAGCTTTCGATAAGCTGGACATAGCATATCCCAAAACAGAAAAAGGCGCTCCGTCGTTCACAAAACAATACCTGAACGAAAACCCGCACCCCGTGGCAAAGCTGGTTGTGGAAGCCCGCAACCTAAATAAAACGTCAGGCACGTTTATTAACACGATAATCAAGCACTGCCGGTCCGATGGGCGTATCCACTCGCACATTAACCAAATCCGTTCAGATGATGGCGGAACGGTTTCGGGCCGTATATCGATGTCAAACCCCAACCTGCAACAAATCCCGGCCCGCGACCCAGAACTTGGTCCCATGATCCGCAGTTTGTTCCTGCCAGAAGAAGGCGAACAGTGGGCTGCCATCGACTACTCGCAGCAAGAACCGCGCATCTTGGTCCACTACGCACACGTATATGGCAAAACACGCGGCATTCCGCTGGAAGGTGCTGCCGAGTTTGTTGAAGCGTACAACACGGACCCATCAACAGACTTCCATACGATGGTGGCCGAGATGACAAACATCCCGCGTAAGCAAGCAAAAACCATTAACCTCGGCCTGATGTATGGCATGGGCGTAAACAAAATGGCGGAAAGCTTGGACATTCCTGTCGAAGAAGCCAAGAAGCTGGTCAAACAATACCATGACCGCGTTCCGTTCGTAAAAGGACTGATGACCGGCGTCATGAACAGGCTAAACGAGAAATCTTCGGCTGGCGCTATACGCTCACTGGGAGGCCGTAAGTGCCGCTTTGAGATGTGGGAGCCCGATACGTTCGCAATGAACAAAGCCCTGCCTTACCGGGAAGCTGTGGAGACCTACGGCCCCACTACGCGCCTGAAGAGGGCCTACACGTACAAAGCCCTAAACAGATTGATCCAAGCGTCCGCTGCCGACATGACAAAGAAAGCCATGGTGGCTCTCTACAAAGAAGGCAAACTCCCCTTGGTACAAATCCACGATGAAATTGCAATGTCCGTAAAAAATGTTGACGAAGCAAAAGAAATTGCTAAAGTAATGGAGAATGTACTACCACTTGAAGTCCCGAGTAAATGTGATGTTGAAATAGGACCATCTTGGGGCGAGTCCATGTGAATTACCTATACTGCTCGACAAACCTCATGTTTGTTAACTCCCCCCCCCAGCCTTCCCCGCTGGGGGGTTTTTTATGCCAACTCCGAGCGAATAGCACTCGCAAGCGCACCATCAACAACACGATCAAACGCCGCAAACATCGGTCCGCTGTTTATTTCCAGAAACACGTCGTCCATAAAATCCGCTGCGCAAAAAGTTAAGCCCAGCCCATGGGCCACGGACCGTACTTTGTGCGCAATATCTTGCGCAAACACCTCCTTGGTCACAACAACGTGCGGATCGTCACGGTAATCTAAAG